TTATCTAAATCCCAATTTTTTAGATTACGACGATATATTAATTTAATCTTAACCGGCTTTTCTATAAGTCCTATTTCTGCAAGTTCTTTACACCAAAGAAACTCTTTAAGTTCCTGCACAATTTTTTGCCTAACTGAATAATGTATCCCAGCATAAATAGCATTGTAACCAAGATAAATCTTACGCTTCTTGACCTTGCCAATCTCGATGAATGTAGGAGGATTATCATATACTAACGTAATCATTTTTGGATGCTTAGAGCGTCTAATATTGCGTCTATCTCATCACATATCTTGACCTGCAAGGCATATTTCTGAGGAGCATTACTATCTTCAAGGATTGTTAGCATTTCAGTCAAGGTCATCATATATTCGGCTAAATCGCCAAACGTAAGCCTATCTTCATTGCTCTTTGGTTTTTCTTTTAAATCCATTCTATTTTACGACCTAAATCCATTGGAATAAATAACCCTATTTTACCATCTATAACTATACCACAACCAAGTGTAGGCCTTTTAGCAAATTGTTTAGCATAAGCCACAGCATAAGCATTTACATCAAGTCCACAGCCTACATTTAATCCAAATATCATATCTCTCTCACTTGCACTATACATAACTCCACCAAAAGAATGGATATGGCCTATAACTGTCGATTGACGATTATCCTTTGCTCTATTCAAGGCTCCCATCTGACCACTACTTCCTGTTCCGTGAGTATATAGAACATTATCAATTTCGTGTGTATAATCCCATTTCCAACCTTTAGGATAACCCATAATATCGTTATAGGTCTTCATCATTGACTTTGGTAATCCTGCTGTTTGCATCTTCCTAAAAGGCAAAGCCGAATGGTTTCCAATACAACCATAAACCTCTGGAAAGGCAGTCCACCATTTCTCGTGTTCCTTAATAGCCAATTCTAACTCGTTACCTGCCGAATGACCATCAGGATCAGTTTCGTGGTAGCTTATAGCGTGGAAATCCGTATCATCACCAATATCTACAATAGTATCTACTTGGAACTTATTAAATACCTCGTAAATAAATTTAAAATAATCTGGATGAGTGAATGGTGCGTGGCGGTCGCCAATAATACCTACGACATTAGAGTTTCTAAAACTTCTAACTAAATCGTATTCACCAGAATTTAATCTTGGACGAAAGTTCTTTTGCATATTTAATTGCGTTTGATTTTAACACTAAAGTAAGAACTATAATGCTAATAATCAAGAAAATAAAGAAATCTGTGTAATTAAAGTTTCCTTTGGCGACAACTGACTTTCCTTTTTGTTTAATAAATACGTTTCTATATTCCACTTTTTTCTCGTAAATTTTGATTGGAATGGACTTTTCTCCCTGTATTGATAGGATACTATACACCCCTTTCTTATAGGCTATCTTAACTTTACCTTTACCATTTGTTGATAAATTAATAATAGTATCTTTTAGTGGTTGAGTAAAAGAATAGGATATTGTATCACTTTTTAAGGTAATAATAGTATCTACGATTCTCTCTGTAACTATCTTTGTATTGTCAATATAAAGGCTATCTGTTTTTGTTACTATTCTTGTTTTGAAGATACCACAAGAAGAAAGTAATAATAGCAAGAACCATAAACTATTTCTTATCGCCATCTTTCGCTTGTAATAAACCTATACCTATACCAATAGTAACTGCTGCATCTGTCCAATTAGTTTTGCCCATAAGAACAGAAACAATACCTCCAACAATTAATGCCCATCCAATAGCACTTGTCTTCCAACTCTTCCCTAATAACTTGTATAATAATTTTTCCATTACTTTCCTTGCCCCCTATATTTTTTAGTGTATAATTTAGATTGTTTTAATTTAGAAGCTCCTTTTTTAGAATGGCGACCTGGTCTTTTTCTTTTAGGCTTCTTCTTAAATAATTTAATATCTGCTACTTTTGCTCTTGCCATCTTATTTGCCTAAATATAATTGGTATTCTCTTTTTCTTCTGTTTAGTAAAATTGGTTTACCTCCTGCGTTCTTCCACATCTCAAAGGCAGCACCTATGGTAGGGTCATTCGGATTAGCATTAACTTTTTTTACTAATGTAGATTTATTAAATGCTCCTGTGCCAATGTTAAAGCAAAGGCTAACCAAAGCGTCAAATTGATTCTGATTTATGTCATCACGAGTATGGGCATACACACACATCTCATAATTTTTAAGCAAGTTTTTAAATAATTGCAATGCTCTTGCCTCTGTTATAGGACTATCAGTCATTTTAACTCGTTCTCCATTCTCATAATAGGTACAACCTACTCCAATGGTCGGAATACCAACCGAGTCCTTATATGGCTTTAAAACGCATCCTTCTTCTTTTGCTATAAACTTTAATCCTTTTGGTGATACTGACTTAATTTCCATTACTTTAATAAATCTGTGATTATTTTAATTGCTCCTACTCCAATAAGTGTAATCAATGCCCAAAGATAATTCTTGTATTTCTTGAACTCATCTCTCAAATCATAGAATGACTTTTTTGTTTCTCTATAATCCCTAACTAATCCTTTGCTATCGGGATCTAATGGACTACCGGCTAATAGGTCGTGAATATCTTTTACCATTACCTTCATCTCCGATAATTGGTGCTTTAGGTTTTCTATTTCTTCAGCCATTGTATCAAGCCTATTTCGTTCGTGGGCAGTCATTATGAGATTATTGTTTTTGAGGCAACTGTTTTACCTGTTGAATCTATAAATTTTGATGAATATAATATTGGGTCATAAGTTCCATTTTTTAAATCAATACTATAATCAAGCATTGCGAAATTCACACTATCATAACCTATAATTTGATAACTAAATTTACTTCCTATAAAATAATCTGCTACTGACTTAAATTGGCCTTCTATTACGCAATGGTTTAATGCAAGATTTTTTAATAAATCATTATTAGCATTTTGTAAAAAACTTTTTAAATTAGAGTATGAAATATTAAAACAGTCAGGATTATCATAAGCTAATTGTGTAAATGCAGCAGGTTGATAAAATTCATCAAATATATCATTACCAAAAGATAAAGGAACAAACATTGGATTTTTCAATCTTAATCCTGCTGATGCTCCTGTTCCATCTGGTACATATTGTGTTGAATCCATCATAAGTAAATTAGAATCTAATGTAAAATCCTCATCTGAATTTAATATACTACTATAATATGTTTTATATTGTTGTTTTGTAGGAATACCTGATATTGGAGAACTTTTAAATGTTTGTAGGTTACAATACTCAACAAATATCTGCATTGCATCAGTAGGAGCTACGTTAGCGTTATTTCTCCACGGTGCATAGTGTCTTATTTTAAGTTTTGCACTTTTTGGTATATTTAAAATACCTCTATAATCACAATGAATCCAATCTGCATCAGTACCATTATAGTTTGTAGTTATTGTTAATGGTAAACTTCCTGATGATGTTGGAGTATATGTAGATTGAAATACATTATATTCAGAACGATAGAAGTATTCAGTTTCATCACCATTCTCATCATTTGCAACCAATACTAATGCTATAACTACATTAGGTCTATATTTAGTTTGATCAGTTCCTGATAAATTCTTAAACCTTCCATCTAAAAATGCTGAATATGAAAATGCAAATGTATCTCCAGGTTCTACACTAAACATCTCACTATCTATGAATGTATTTAAATTAAATCCAGGTGTATTACCTGTTCCAGAAAGCCTTGTAGCAAAATGATTTAAAGAATCGCCTGTTTTATTTAAAGCGTATGGAGAAAATGGTCTTGGGTTTAATGGATTTTGAACATCATCAGGGCCAACTACCGGTTCACCTAATTTACCATCAACCTTAACATACCAACTATTAAATACATAATCCCATTGGGTATCATTATAATAATACCTTGAGATTGAACTCATAGTATGGTTAGGAGTATTTGTATTTAAAGATGCTGTATTTGATAAAATTATATTTTTTATCGGATAGTTAAATCTAATAACTTGACTTCTTCCTATATTTTTAAAAGCAGAAGAGTTTAATGCAACGACTGTATCAGTTTCAGTATATGATGCACCATCTGCTGTATAAGAAACAACATCAGTTCCACTATTATAACTATTTATTGTGTATTGTCTAACATATCTTGAAGTTTCATTATTCAAACTTCCGTATTCTTTAATATGGAGCTTATTATCTTTAAAATATGCTATTAAGCCAAATTGAGAACAAATGCCTTCTAAAACTTCATATAGTGTTTTATATTTTCCAAGTTCATCTAAAAAGCAGTTCTTTTGAACATACATATTGCTTAAAGAATTTCCAGTAAATACAAAACCAGTAAACAATTTCTTGTATCTATTCCCAGTAAATGGTTCATCAGGATCACGCATCATTGGGTCTTCTATTATTACTTTATTTGTTATATAAGCAAAATAACAACATTTCATAATAACTTCAAGTAATGATACTTTATCACTTGGGTAATATTTTATTGGGTCTGTATCTTCTGCAACAAAATTGTAATATTTATTATTCTTCATTTGCAAGACATCAGAGAACTGCAAAGAGAATTGAATTGGCATTATTTCTGTTAATGATACATCTGTATTATATACATAATAACCTTGCCAAATAATATCATAACTCGCACCATTCTTTCTTTTTACTTCTAATAGAAAAGTATCAGCATCAGCTACAAGAAATTCAGTAAAGTCAAATCCGGTATATGTTAATATTAAATTATAGAGTTCCCAAATGTTTGTATTATCCGTCCATTCATCATCTATCCTAACATCATTAATAACCAAGTTTAAAGAAGCCTTTGTAGCAACAACTGGTCTATAACCACCATTTCCACCATCTCTATCAGTTTCAATAACTAATGGACTTGCATTACCATCTAACTCTACAATATCACCTGAATATCCTTTACGATAAATAGTAGCTATGTATTGACCAGTAGTATTTTGAAATACATCAGAAAATGTTAAAGTATATTTTGCACCGTACCCTGTATATGCCATTAGAAGTAATTTTTTCTATTTTTTGATGCTCTGTCTAATAAGATAACTAAATCGTTACCACTAATTCTTGCACTTAACTGACCACCCATATCTCCACCACCAATACTACCTGCTATAATACCTGATAGTTTATCTAATGGAGCAACTACTTCGGGGTTATTTTTAGCACCTGGATATTCACCTATTAATGCGTTTGTAGGGCCACTAACGATACCACCAACTGCGAATGGTCTTACACCACCAAATGTTCCACTTGTGTATCCACCGCCACCATTATTATTGTTATTTTTCTCTCTTTTTCCTCCACCTAATCCACTTATAATTCCACCAACTGTTGCTAAAATTGCTCCTGCAATAATAAGACCTCCTGCTGATGATGCAATTAAAACTGGGTTTCCTGATTGTAAGGCAGCCAATGCGATAGCATATATTTTCATACCAACACCAAATGCAATTAACTGTTTACCGAATGCAGATAAGAAACCACCAACTGATTTTAAAATACCACCCCAAAATTCTTCTCCACCAATAGAACCTGCTATTAAATTACCCAAATCCTCAAATGTACTTCCAAGTATGGTAGATATTCCCTGTGCTAACATCTGCCATTGAGAAGCAATAATTTCCATATCAGTTGGAACTAAAGCCTCCATTAATTTATTCTTCAACCCTTGTACTTCAATATCATTAAAGTAACCGTCCCTTGCAGCTTTTAGTTCATCAAAAGCGTTAATGGCATCTCGAAGTTTACTCTCATCGATTGATATAACATCAACATCTGTACTAACCTCTAATGATTTTTTTAATTTATTAAATTCAGTAGTTAGTAAAGCAACCGTTCTTTCAGTTCCTGGTATCTTTTGTAGGTTTACTATTAAATCACCTAAAGCCTCTACCGATTGTTTTTTAATATCAAGTTTGGAAATTCCTGGTGTTAACTCAATATCTTTTAATTTGTCGTAATATTTATTTAATGTATCGGTAACATCATTTAATCTTTTATCTACTATTAAAGTTTCTTTACCAATTTCACCTATTGCGTCAGATGCACCCTTTCCGGCAGGAGCTGTAAAACTTAAACCTTTTATAAAATCTTTAAATACAAAATTGAAA